CAGGCAGGGCTGAACCATGCCGATGTGTCCAAGCAGCTGCAGGACTTCAAGGATCAGAACTGGACGAACCAAGCCACCCAGTCAGCCATGCAGAACCGCGACAACCTGGACGGACTCAAGGACTTGAGCCACCAACTCACGGATGCTGATGGGTTCTATGCCAACAAGCTCGATACCAACAAGCGCAATGCCATCCTGAGCGGCGTCACCACCCACATCATCCGGCTAGAGAACAAGGCCAACATGCTGGCTGACAAAGCCGACGCCCTGGCAGAGAAGACCACCGACAAGTTAGAGGCCGATGTGATGACCGGCATCCCGGTGTCTGAGAACCGCATCGCGGTGGACTTCTCCACGGTCAAAGGCACAGCCTACGAAAAACGATTTCAGGATGTGCTCGATCTGGCCAAGTCGGTGCAGTCCATCATGGCCAAGTCACCAGTGGAGCAACAGTCGATCATCGATGGCATGCGCGCTGAGCTGTCATCCAAGGGTGCCGACTATCCCGCGCGTGAAAAGAAGCTGCTCGACACGCTGACCGCTGCGCATGACAGTTTCGTCAAGACACTGCAGGAAGAACCCTTGCAGGCGGTCGCGCTGCGCACCGGGCAGGAATTCCAGCCACTCACTCCACAAACCATTCAAGACCCGCGCCAGATTCCGGCCATCATGAAAGACCGAGAGGCCTTTGTGGCAGCTGCAAAGAAGCAGTTCGGCCCGGACGTGCAGCCCCGCCTGCTGTTCAATGCTGAGGCCGATATGGTCAAGAAGGCGCTGGAGCCCATGACCCCCACCGACCAGCGCGCACTTCTGGGCATGTTCAAGCAAACCATGTCGGGCGAGGCCTTCCGCGCCACCATGGATCAGATCGGCGCTGATCCGGTCATGAAACTGGCCGGCACATCCGAGTCCTACGGCCACAAAACCACCGAAGGTCGACCTGTAGCCCAGTTGCTGCTCGAAGGCCGCAAGCTGCTGCAGGACAAGACCACGCTGATGCCAAAGGAAAAGAGCATAGGCGGAGATGCCATCGCGCCAGCGTTCAACAAGTACGTGGGCGACGCCCTGCCGCGTGGTGAAAAGAGTAACGAAATTGCCTATGCAGGTGTGCGCGCGATCTATGCTGTTCTGGCTAAGGACGAGGGCAAGAACGATGGCATCCTGGACACTGGAATTCTGGAGCGCGCCATTCGGTTTGTGACTGGTGGCATCGTGGATTACAACGGCTCGAAAGTGATCCCGCCCTACGGCATGGAAAGTGACAAGTTCACCGACAAGGTACAGCAACAGATCGACACGCTGAAAGACAAAAGCAGCCTCACCCCTGACGAGCTGCGCCGCCTGCCACTGGAGCGCACGCCGGACGGTTACGCCTTCCGAAATGGCCGCAACTATGTACCGGGCAAGGATGGCAAGCCCCTGACCTTCAAGGTGGCCCCATGAGTGACGCACTACTTGACCTTGATCCCGAGGGCAATGCAGCGCAGGCACAGCGCATGCAGCTTAACGCTATAGACGTGGCACCCACGCCGGATGTATTCCAGAACTTTGGCGGGGCAGTCGGCAACCATGCCATGCGTGCAGCCGCCAATGTGGGGCGCACTGTTGCAATCCTGGCATCAGCACCCGCTGTGGCCATCGAGAAGATGACCGCAGGTGACAACTACAGCGGCAGCGACAACCCACTGAGCGGCCCGATTTTCAAGGCGGTGGACGATTACTTCAATCCGTCTGTGGACTACTGGACTCCAAACGCTGCGCAGACTGGCAAGGCTGGAAAGATCGTCGGCGGGCTGGTGGAAGGCATCGCACCACTGGCACTGGGCCCCGCAGGTGTTCCGGCCATGTTGGGAAATGCGCAAGTCGGAACCTCCACCGACCTGATGCGCGAAGGGGTGGACGCTGACACTGCGCTCAAGGTTGGGCTGGCAGACAGCGCCAGCAATGCTGCGGGCTTCAAGGTGCCATTCCTCGGCAAGACACTGGCCTCGCGCGTGGTCAGCGGCGCATCCGGCAACCTGGCGGTGAACTCAAGCGCTTCACTGGTGCAAAACAAGACGCTCGAAGGAAGCGGCTACGCCGAAGCGGCCAAGCAGTTCGACCCGACCGACACCGAAGCCCGCGCACTCGATGTGCTGATGGGTGCGGCCTTTGGTGTCGTCACCCATGCATCAGTACCCCGGCCAACCGTCAGCCAAGGTGATGCCGTACTGGCCACCCGCAACGCAAAGAACTTTCAGCAGGACTCAGCCCCCGGCGTTCCCAAGGATGTGGCCTCCAGCGTTGCGCACCAGGCGAACATGGAACAGGCCATGCTGCAGCTCATGCGAGGAGAGAAGGTCGATCTGTCCAGCACCATCCAAGAGGCCGACTTCCTCAAACCGCCCGAGGCCATGCGTGAAACCCATGTGGCCACAGCGGTGCGTGAAGCCATTGCCGATGTGCGGCCAGATGGTGCACCAGTGCTGCCCCTGTCAGGCCCGCGCGGAGTGCGCAACAACAACCCCGGCAACATTGAAAAGAGTGCTACGGCATGGCAGGGCAAGGTGGATGGGACTGATCCGCGCTTCGAGACATTCGCCACGCCAGAGCTAGGCATCCGTGCACTTGCCAAGAACCTACTGACATCGCAGGATCGGCATGGAAACAACACGATCACCGACATCATCAACCGGTGGGCCCCCGCCAAGGAAAACAACACTGCGGCCTATGTGGCAGCGGTAGCAAAGGAAACCGGCCTCGACCCCACGGCAGTCCTGAACCTGAGCGATCCTGAGACGCTGCAGAAACTCACCACGGCCATCATTCACCATGAGAATGGTGTGCAGCCCTACGGGGACGACATAGTGCGCGCTGGGGTTGATTTGGCCCTCAGTGGGCGCACGGCTACTACTCCCGAGCTTGCGTACCCCAATGGCATCGTAGGCGCAGACACCAGCGCCATCACTGAGCGCGGTCAGAAGATCGCTCTCCAGTATCTGGTCAGCGAAGCCAACGATCTGATCACTTCTCACGACAACAACCTCAAGCCTAATCCAGATTTCCCCGCTGAACTGCAGCCACGTGACCGCGAACGTTCTGCCAGTGAGGCCCAGATTACCCGGATCGAGAACGGCATCCAGCCCGAGCTACTGGCCGAATCCCCAAAAGCCTCAGACGGTGCCCCGATCATTGGCCGCGATGGCGTGGTGGAGTCCGGCAATGCCCGCACTATTGCGCTGCGCCGTGCCTATGACAACGGCAAGGCGGTTGAATACAAGCAGTGGCTGATCGACAACGCCGGCCGATTCGGTCTGGACTCGGAAGCCCTGGCCAAGATGAATCGCCCGGTGCTCACGCGCGTAGGGCTTGAGTCCTATGACCGCGCTGAGTTCGCACGGCAGGCCAATGAATCCAGCGTGGCCCACATGAGCAGCACAGAGATTGCGCAGTCGGATGCCGCGCGCATGCCCGACCTGCATGATCTGCACACCAATGACGATGGCAGCATCAACGTTGCCAGCTCCATGCCATTCGTGCGGGCCTTCATCAATGATGCGGTGTCGCCCTCCGAGCGCGGCAGCATGATGACTGCCTCCGGTGATCTGTCTCAGGATGGCGTGAGGCGGATTCGCAATGCCGTGTTTGCCAAGGCCTATGGTGACCCTGACATCGTGGCCATGATGGGCGAGAGCACCGATGCCAATGTGAAAAACATCCTCAACGGCATGATGCGCGCCGCGCCCGAAGTAGCCCGCATGCGTGACCTGATCGAAGCCGGTGCCCGCCAGCCGTTGGACATTGGCCCCGCCCTGGTGCAAGCGGTTCGCCAGTTCTCCAAGCTGCGCAGTGAAGGCCGTACGGTTGATCAGCACATGGCACAGCATTCCCTGATTGACAGCCCAGTGTCGCCGGAAGTGAATAACCTACTGATCAGCCTGCAGGAAACCAGCCGCGCACCCAGGCGGGTGGCCGATCTGATCACCAGTTACACCGACAAGCTGCATGCGCTTGGTGACCCGCGCCAGCAAGGCATGTTTGGCGATGCTGTACCAGCTGCCAATGACCTGATGGCTGACTTGGTGGAAGGTCTGCGCACTGAGCCGAAATCGACATTGCCAGCCACACCCGAGATTGAGGCCATGCGCAAGATCATTCAGGAAGACCCGAACGCCACGGTGCTCGATGGCTATAACGCTGATGGAAACCCCGTGTACACCAGAATGAGCGAGGCTGCAGCCAATATCGAAGCCGAGCACACCGAGCAATTGAAAGAAGCCCAATCGTATGGCGCAGTGGTGAATTGCCTGCTGCGCCGTGGAGGATAACCATGCACCCAGACTGCATCGCAGAAGTTCAGGCAGCCATCGGGCGCATTCTCAAACCCGGCGAGTCCGATGCCATGCTGGCGCGGATCGTGTCCAACATGCGGGACATGGCGCGCACTGATCCCAACTGGCGCAGCATGTCGGGCAATGAGCGGCTGCAGGCAGCGGCGGAACGTGCGGCAGCGCAAGACATTGCTATGGCCAACAAAGCAGCCCAGCGCAAGGCCAGCAACCTGGTCGCCCAGTCGCGCGAAGTCAACGCGCTGCTCCTCAATTCCGAGCAGAAAACCGGAAGTCAGCCAGTTCACAAAGCCCTGTTCGAGCGGCTTCGGCAGGTGGACAGCTATGTAAAAGGGGTACGCCATGAAATGATGGCAAACCTGATGGACTCGATCCACGCTACCGAGCCGCGTTTTCTGGGCCTGCTGGAAGACCCCCGCGCCATCCGAGACTTTGCCCGCGAGGTGATGGGCGAGAAGACCGGCAATGAGATTGCAGCCAAGGGAGCGAAGGCCTACCTGGAGCAGATGGAAACTACCCGGCTGCGCATGAATGCTGCTGGCGCTGACATTGGAAAACTGGATTACGGCTACCTGCCCCAGATTCATGACGTGGGCCGCATTGCCCGCGCTGGCATGGAGACATGGGTGGCTTCCGTCAAGCCCAAGCTGAACACCGAGCGCTACATCAAGGCTGACGGTACGCCCATGAATGACGCTGAGCTTACCGACTTTCTTGGAAAGGCCTGGGAGACGCTGGCCAGCGATGGGCGCAACAAGATGATCCCCGGCCAGTCTCGTGCCGGTGGCTCACGTGCTGCCCGGTTTGATGATGCCCACCGCACCATTCACTTTAAGGACGCGCAGAGCTATCTGGAATACATCTCCGACTATGGCCGGGGCAGCATGTTGCAGGGAATCCATGACCACGTGAACCAGATGGCTAAGAGCATTGGCATGATGGAGCAGCTGGGGGCTAACCCTAACTCGACATTCCGACTGCTCAAGGACACGGCTGAAAAGCTGGACAACAAAGCAGGTGCACGCGAAAGCTCGGCCACACTGGATATGGTGTGGGACACGCTCAACGGCACCAGCTCAAGCCCAGTGGATGCAACCCTTGCAATGTGGGGGCAGGGCATTCGCAACTTCATAACTGCCGTGAAGCTGCAAGGGGTGATGATCAGCTCAATCACCGACGCACCGCTGCACTTCCTGACTGCCAAGTACAACGGCATGCCGCTGGGTGAGACCATGAGCAACACCTTCAAGGCCTTTGGCGGTAACACTATCGAAGCGGCCACGCGCCTTGGGCTGGCAACCGAAGCCATTGCCGGTGAAATGCAGCAGTGGCATGCCGATAACCTAGCACAAGGCTGGACAAGCAAACTGGCTAATACCACCATGAAGCTTACACTGGTGGAAGCCTGGACACATTCACTTCGCCGTGGCTTCGGGCTCACGCTATCCAGCACACTGGAAAAAATGCGGCAAACGGACTGGGCCGATCTTTCCACCCATGACCGGAACCGAATGAAGGCCGCTGGCATTCTGGAAAGCGACTGGAAAATTTGGCAACAGGCCAAAGCCGAAGAAGTCAACGGTCACAGCCTGCTGACCAAGAACAGCATTCGGGGAATTGAAGGGCTGGACGAGTCCACCAAGAACCAAGCCATAGCCAAGCTGCTGGGATTCATCGATCAGGAAGCGCACATAGCAGTGCTGTCGCCTGACTTGATGACGCGCGCCGCAATCACGCAAGGCTCGCGCGCTGGCACCTGGGGCGGAGAAATCGCACGCAGCGCCATGCTGTTCAAGTCATTCCCCATTGCCATCATGCAAAAGCACTTCCGGCGCATCCAGTCGATTGAATCCTCTGGCGGGAAGACTGCCTACAGCGTGGCCATGATGACCGGCCTCACCATCTTTGGTGCGCTGGCGCTGCAACTGGGCGATGTGATCAGCGGGAAAGACCCTCGCGATATGACCACGCCGAAGTTTTGGGCGGCTGCATTCATGAAGGGAGGTGGTCTGGGCATCATGGGCGACATCTTCTACACCGGTCTGGGTGGCAACAACATGGGGGGACAACCCAACTGGACAAGCCTGATGGGGCCAGTATTCGGAACGGCTGTGGATGCTATGAATTTGACACTGGGCAATATCGCTCAGGCGATGCAGGGCAAGAAGACCAACGCCGGGGGTGAGGCAATCCGCTTCGCACGGCAGAACATGCCCCTGGTGAACCTCTGGTACTTGCGCGCAGCGGTTGACCACGCCTTCATGCATGACCTGCAGGAGACGTTGAGCCCCGGCTATCTTGGCCGCATGCGTGCCAACCTGCAGAAAGACTGGAACCAAGGCTATTGGTGGGAACCAAAGGGGGAACTAATGAACTTTGATATGAGGTCACCTGACTGGGAAAAGGCGGTAGGTAAATGAGGCAAGATCAATTCGACAAGCTGAAAGCCCTTGAGGAAAAGCTGACTGATGTGTTTCTGGGTGAGGCCGAGCCCGACAAGTGGCCTGGTCACACGCTGGAACCCGGAACCATGGACAAGCAAACCCGAGGGGATCGCTACTGGTGCAAGAAGAATGCTGTGGCCACGCTGTCGCTGATCCAGCGCGTGGGTGGGCTGGTGCACACCATTCAAATTGGCAGTGCTGTGCCACCACTGGTTGGCGTTGACCAGCAGGCTGGAGAGGATGAAAAGCAGCTCGATGGTGAGATTGCCTTAGCTGAGAAGGAAGCCAATCGCCTGCTGGACAAGCTGCAACGCCACAGCCGAAAGACCGAATTCGACCAGCGCACGCATGGCAAGCCGTGAAGTCTCGTTCCTAGTCTTCTTCGTACAGTGGGCCCAGCTGCAGGGCTGGACTGTGCCGCTGCTACACGTGCGCATCTGCCAGTGGTTGGAAACCTGCGATAGCCCAGAGCGGGTGCTGATGGTGTTCCGAGGTGCATCAAAGTCCACCATCTACGCGATCTATAAAGCGTGGAAGCTGTACAAAAACAAGTCGCACCGTTCGCTGGTCTGGTCAGCCGATAACGAAACGGCCGGCATGATGACTGCCGACACCCTCAATGTGCTGCGCAATCACCCGCTGTGCCGGGGAATTCTTCCATCCAAGCCAGGCGCAAAGCGCTTTTGGGTGACCGATGCGCGTGATGCCCGTAACGCCAGCATGCGGGCCGTGGGCGTGAGTTCCAACGCTACCGGCGCACGCGCTGATGACATTGACTTCGATGACATCGAGGTGCCTGGGAATATCGAAACCACCGAGGCACGGCTCAAACTGCGCCAACGCATCAGCGAGTCCACACACATTGCGGTGCCAGGTGCACAAAAGACCTACATAGGAACACCCCACACCCATGATTCGATCTACTCTGAGCGCATTGCTGGCGGTGCGTCCGTGCTGAAAATCCCGCTGCTGGAGCACGTCAAGCGATACACCGAAACCAGCACCAAGACCCGCTATCGCTTTGAATTCCCCATTGCCGAGGATGGTCTGTACGTGATCGCCGGGATTTCCACGCTTGCCAGCATTCTGGTGGAGAACGTGGACTACCGCATTGAAGGCAATGAAGTTGTTTTCTCAACCCCACCGGACAGCGTGATCGACATCTGTTCCACCTGCGCATGGCCGGAACGATTCACGCGCGCTGAGATTGAGAAACGCCGCAAGGAAACCCGCACGCTCAATGCCTGGGACAGCCAGTACCTACTGGAAGCCAAACCGGTGGCCGAGATCAGGCTAGACCCGGCACGCATGATCGCCTACAACGTGCAGCCCAAGATAACCACTGCCAATGGCGGCATCGGCATGTGGCTTGGAAATGCCCGTATCGCTGGCGCATCGCTGCGCTGGGATCCGGCAAGCGGCAAACTCAAGAGCGACGTGTCAGCACTTGCCCTGGTACTGCAGGACGAGGCAGGGCGGCGCTACCTGCACCACGTCCAGCGCCTGAGCGGCGAAGTTGCTGAGTTCGACGCAGACGGCAAGAAGATCACCGGCGGCCAGGTGCTGCAGATCACCGAGCTCGTGAAGAAACTCGTCCTGCCGCGCGTGTCGGTAGAAACCAACGGTATTGGCACCTTTGCCCCGGCCGTGCTGAAAGCCTGCTTCAAACAGCAGCGTGTGATCTGTGGCGTGACAGAGGTAGTAAGCACCGAGAACAAACAAAAGCGCATCCTTGAGTCACTGGAGCCTTTGCTGATGTCGCGCGGCATGTTGTGGGCCCATGTCGACGTGCTCAAGGGCCCGCTGTGGGGCCAGATGAAGGACTGGAACCCAGCCCAAAAGAACCAGGCCGATGACTATCTGGACGCATCGGCCGGTGCTGTGAGTGAAACACCCGAGCGAATATCACGGGCTGATGGCTGGATTCCGCCATCCACCCAGCAACATCATTGGCGCCCAGACACAGGCGTTCATGAAGTTGAAGTTGAATACTGAACCGGTAACCCCTTGACTCGGGCCTGTGCACTCACCAGAGGCACATATGACCGTACCACTCCAGACCATTGTCAACAGCTACACCAGCGCGGGCACATCGACCTTCATCTACAGCTTTCAAGCGCTGAGATCCAGCCACATCGTGGTGACCGTCAACGGCATCACCAAGACGCTGGGCACTGATTACGCAGTCACTGGTGTGGGCGTGCAAGCCGGTGGCACCATCACCGGGCTGGCCACTGTGGCAGGTGATGCAGTCGTGATCAAGCGGGTGGTGCCATTGGAGCGCATGACCGATTACCAGAACAATGGCGATCTGCTGGCCACGACACTGAACCCCGACTTTGATGCGATCTGGCAGGCGCTGCAGCAGCTCCAGCAATACGGTGCAAAGTCTGTACTGCGCGTGCAGGATAACGAAACCCTAACGCAATTGGCTGCAGCTGCAACCCGCGCTGGAAAGATGCCGGTGTTCAATGCCAGCACTGGAGATGTGGAACTTTCTACATTCACATTCACGCAGGTCGCCAGCGCGGTTGCGGCGGCCTATGCGGCTGGATCAACGGCTGATGCTGTGACTTTCCTGCAAGGTGGTATTGGAGCATTAATTCGGTCAGTTCAATCGTGGATGCGTGAGACGGTGAGAATTACTGACTTCACCGGATGCGATCCAACCGGCGCAACGTCGAGCACTACGGCAATTCAATCTGCAGTCGCTAAGCTGGGATCGTTTGGAACCATTGAGCTACCAGATGGCACCTTTGCATTCAATGTTGACCTAGGTGGCGCGCGAATTAACTTCAAGGGTGCTGGGATGAACAAGACGTTCATCAAGTCGTTCACTGCTGCTGCCTCGCCTATCGTGTACGGGGCGAATAGATCCTGGGATTATGTGTACGTCGAGGACCTTACGCTGATGGGAGACACGGGCACTCGTACAAAAGTCGGTGTGCAATTTGGTCATTCTATATATGCAACGAATGATGAATTTTCAGGGCGTGCAGTATTTAATCGGGTTAAGTTCATTGATCTTGATAAGTGTGTTTCTCGCCTGTACGGGAATATAGGTGTCTACTTTTATGGTTGCTATTTCTCAAATGCAAACTACCACTTGTGGTCAAAGGGTCATACTAGCACGTTGATGCACGGAGGCTGCTCATTTGCCAAGGATTCGCACTTTGATAGTGCGCAACTGGCTGTTGTGTATGTGGATTCTCCGCAAATTGGAACAGGCCAATTCATCACTGAGAACTGCATCATGGAGGGAAATCCCGGCATGGTGTTCTTTATCAAGAACTTTAACGACACGGCACTGGGTGAAGGGTTTGTAATCAAGGCCACCTGGAATGAGGGCAACTGCACAGCGGGTAGCGTGACGATTGATGGTGTTGCCTATTCACCAAAGCACATCTATGCCGCAAACACACCTCATTTGCGCGTTGAAGATACAACGATGGGGCCAGTGCAACTGGTCAATTCACGCCTCACCACCAGAAACTGTAATTTGGACTTTATGACGCTGACGATGGATTCAGCGTCTACATGTTTCCATGACGAGGCTGTCATGGATAGCTGCAGCACTTTCGTTGGAATGGTGCGTTCCATCAAGATGATGAAGCGACAAGCTGGAAACTTTGCATCGTGGGCAAAGATCCCTCACCATCGGATTCAGGCAAAGGTATCACCATTGACGCTTTTGTATTCCCAGTATTTTGCAGAGCCTATTGCATTCGCTGGAACTGTTGGACGTAACAGCACAAATGCTACTGAAGGTGTTTTGTATAACCAATCGACGGTGCAAGACTTGGTAATAAACCCTGGTGAAAATCTATTGCCTTCTGGCAGCAGTTTCCTAATCAGTGCAAACAAATATTACGCTTGGTTCTTTACCTATAGAAATATTACTGGTGGTGGAGTTGCTCCAAATTTAAGCATTACTTACAGCACCACATTGGTTTCCAATATCACTCTAGATCAAACAGGGTGGACGACTATTGGTGGTATCACTGACACCATTGGCGAAGCAGGATTGCCACTTGCTGTTTATATGTATCTCAGCGGCGGGGCATCTGCAGCTACTCTGCGCATGGCTGCATTCGCAATTGTTGAGTGCAGCACATTGCAAGAAGCTACTGAATTCATCAACGATCAAATTGCACCGGTATAAGCAAATGCCAACACTAATTCAACTTGCCAAATCTAAAACTGTGTGGTTCAGCACAGCGCTGTCTCTACTTGGCCTTGACAACAGCTACATCGGACTGTTCAACCTCACGGCGGAGCAACAGAACTACGCTTTAACAGCAATTGGTGCAGCTAGTTTGTTCCTGCGATTTGTCACTAATAAAGCATTGGCGGATAAGTGATGGATACCCAAACGGAATTCAATATCGTCCTATCGCTTGTCGCCTTCTTCGGCGGTTGGGTGCTTAACAGCCTTCGAGACAGTATCAAAACTCTGCACACTTCAGGCGAACTGCTAGGAGCAAAAGTGCAGTCCATCGAAGTTCTTGTCGCTGGAAGCTACGTCAAACGCGACGATCTAGATAAGCTCACCACTGCACTGTTTACAAAGCTCGATAAGATCGAAGCAAAACTCGACGGTAAGGTCGACAAATGAAAAGCAGTAAGGAAATATAGGCCCCAGGTGGATGCGTTGTATAAGCGACTGAACGATGATGGCAGCTATGCGGTAGCTGAAGCGCTTACGTTTGTTCCTGGAGTTAAACTTGCTATGGCTTGACTTGTGATGGTGGCAATGAAAGCATCAGACTGCTGCTTGAAGCTGATCAGAGAGTGTGAGGGCTTCGTAAGTAAGCCTTACCTATGTCCAGCCGGTATACCGACCATTGGGTATGGGTCAACCCGTTATGAGGACGGCACGCAAGTCAAGCTCACTGACCCGCCAATCAGCACAGATCAGGCTGATGCAATCATGCGCGCCACGCTGGTTGAGTACGAGAGCGCGGTCAACCGATATGTGACAGTGCCAATTGCCCAGCATCAGTTTGATGCGCTCGTTGACTTTGCCTATAACTGTGGAGCAAAAAACTTGTTGATGTCCACGCTGCTTAAAAAAGTCAACGCGGTGGATTTTTTGGGTGCCGCGCTTGAGTTTGGAAAATGGGTGTACGCCAATGGTAAACCCTTGCCTGGTCTGGTTAAGCGCCGGTATTTGGAGATGCAACTGTTTCAGGGGCAGCTTTCGTGAATCAAAAAATTACCCAGGAAGCAAGAGACCGATGCGCCTCACACTCGCTGCAAGAGCAGCTTGCCAAGCACAGGGCGGAGCTTGAGCTACTTTGCCAAGCAGAGACAGAGATCGCGGCCAGGCGTATCCATAAACATTACGAATGCTTGATCAAGGAGGCAGAGCATGGACTGGACACAAGTCATTAAGGGTCTTGCCCCAACCGTAGCAAGCGCTTTGCTTGGCCCTCTTGGAGGGGTTGCAGTATCCGAGCTTGGAAATGTTTTGGGCGTGTCAGAGGCTACGCAGGACAAGATTGCTGATGTTATTAGGACAGGCCAACTCACGCCAGAGCAGATCAGCGAGATCAAAAAACTCGAATTGCAGTACCGTGAGAATGAGAAAGAGCGCGGCTTTAAGTACGCTGAGCTGGAGTACCAGGACACCAAGTCTGCTCGTGAAATGCAGATGGCTAACAAGTCGCTCACGCCATCCATACTTACTTGGATTGTGGTCACTTTGACGCTGGCTTGTGAGGGTATGTTGCTGTTTAACCAAGTCCCCCCTGGGGCCGACCCGATCATCATTGGCAGGGTACTTGGCACGATGGATAGCGCGCTGATTATGGTGCTTGGTTTTTGGTTCGGAAGCAGCCACGGAAGCGATCGGAAGACTGAGATGCTAGCAAATAGTGCTCAAAAATGAGCATCACCCGACTGCCGCCGTTCGTCATTGCCTTTGCCGCGCATGGATTGCCACAGCTTGAAGCCGTGCGCTGCCGCTTCGACTGCCGCCCCCACTTGCCAGCCTGTCACGCCGTAGTCGGTGGCAAGTTCACCCGCCAGCCCAATCAAGGCAAACCGCGCCGCTGCCCGCTTGTCTTGCCCTTCGGTGCCATCGGTTGCAAACATCGGTGCGGCCTTCACTTCCTCCACCATGGCGCAAAGATCGCTTGC